TTTGTCAACAAGTTACTTGTGGATAACTCCATTCCCACATCGGGAATTGAAAATATTACCATCGGAGGATTAATGTACACACTCGGGCGTAATACATTCCTAGACGCAATATACGCCTTTTTGCCCCACATTCGGGGATCATTGAGATATTTGGTTAGATATTTGGTCAAATACCCTGCAAGGGCTATTTTACCGTCAGTTTGAATGCAATCTAGAAAACCGACTCGCCATAATCCCGCAAGTATTCGGGCTTTTCGCTCGGTAGCAACGACGGTATATGGAAGCCCCCAGACGATAGAATGAAAATGAACCGCTCCACGCTCTTGAAACTCGATGACTGTAATGTGTTTAAAGGCAGAACCGAACAAACCCTTGCAACGCCTTGCAAAACCAGAGAAATCTTTTCGTCCTTGTTCCACATCCTGCATATTTGGGCCGTAGGTACAAGAAAGGAATACAGGGTGATTAATTCCGTCCAAGTTAGCAGCGATAAGCCGAAAAAGAGAAATTCCCGCACGTCGGACGTTGTGCGCCGTCCTAGGACGAGATGGTTTCTTTTGTTGTCTAGTATCACATCCATTACTAGAAAGCACTCGCACTCGGCTCGAATTTTCAACCACTCTTTTTTTGTTTGTATTTCTTGTTGGATGTCTTTCATATTGATATAGCTCTAACATTTGGCCACAGCGCACGACTTTTGTATAGCCAGACATACGTATTGTGAATTATTCATAACGAATTGTGATGTGTGTATCAAGTCCCTCTATTTCCCGCGAATTGGCTGTTCCATGACTCCCAAAACGCTTCCTCGGTATAGTCTTGCGCGCGCTGGAACATGAGCGCGTCGCCTTCTATCCCTACCACCGGCGAATGAATCGCCGGTGGTAGCTCCACCAAAGGAGCCTCCGGCTCAACTGTTTCTGGTGCTTGGAATTCGGGCCCACCTGTAACGAGGGAAGGTTGGACGCGTAGGGCGTTCGGAGTAAAGAGAAGCGCAAACCGCTGTTTGAATCCCAAAGAAAATACATCGATATCGGGGTACTGTGATGGCGTGACCCCATCGCGCAAATAGTGAGTATCGTACGCTTCAAAAATCTTTTTCCGACCAAAATACACTTGTGTTGAAACTGGCTCAACCTCCATGTCAACATCTTCACCTTTCATATCCTGATATTCATCTTTTGCAAAAATAAGCCACGGCCAGCGACGCTTGACCCTACAATGGAAAAACCTGTTGATATTGGCACGTGCAATCACATGCACCATTTGTGTACGTTGAGAAATTATGTTGAGAGTTCTATTCATGTGCCCAGTATTCAACAACAGAGACTTGACCTCATCAGAGATTTTAGTACCAGAATACGAAGATATAACCCAGTGACCTTCATCTATAGTAATGTTGCAATCAGTGAGTGAATTAAGCCATTCAGGAGTAACATCTTTTCGACTAAAATAGCGAAGATTTCCTTTATTGAAACGGAAGAATGTCCCTCTAAAGAGGAGAAAGTGGACAAGACGATGAGCAAAAGAATCACGTTGGTCATACCCCTTCCAATTAATCGGATAATTTACATATTCGACACTTCCATGATTGAGTCGATCTAAAATATCACACGTCGCAGCATAATTTTTTCCACTACGAATACGACCGAAATAGAAGTTAATCGAACCTTCATCAGGGGCAAAATACTCAAGAATCTCTTGCTCGGATGTCGTTAACTTGTTGCCAAATTCCAGAGACATAAAGATAGTATACACGAGTTTTTTTAAAATGGATGGGGATAACTACTTGATGAGACGAAATTGTCTAAGAAAGAACATAGTTGCAAAATACGTCAAGACAATCATACCCCCTACAAAAATATCACTGAACCACCAAAACAGACCAGAGAACCACCTTACATACTCAAGAGTTGCAGACAACACATTATCGATTCCGAAAGGTAAAACAGAGATAACAGGAATACCCAAAACAGAAAAAACAAGAACAAAAAACGAGCGAATCGCGTCGATGAAGTAATACCAAATCATACGTTGCGTTGACTGTAATCTGTTAAAACTCGCACAAGAACAGAAGAAAGAAGAAGAACAGCAACGAAACAAATACCAAAAGAAATACCCATATATGCACCGAGATTTATTGCAGCATTGACAGTTGTTGTGGACATAAACTAATTTTCAATTAAACGCGAGTAATGCCAAGTAAAAACACTACCATCAGTAAATTCGATTGTACAATCTTCTTTTCTATTCCTATGTCCGATACGATGGTTTGATATTCCGAGGTAATGAAAATATCTCTCACATGTATAACAATAACAATTTTTTCGTAGTGTAACTTTCATACGTTCATTTGTTTTTCCACAACCACTCCTTGTACCGATATTCGTCATTGGTGACACCCTCTCGTTTACCACCCTTACCAAATAAATGCGAGCCCTGCTTTTCGTGATATATCTGATACCCAGTCATTCCCAAATCTCGAAGAATAATAAATAAAATTGCAAGACCAATCACCCACAACAACCACGGCTCAACAATCTCTCGAAGTGTTTTCGGTGTACCAGCTTTTGAAACAACAGAATCAAGCATACCCTGCGATTGCTCAAAAGAAGTCCAAAGACCAAGAGTAACAGAAGAAGAAGCCATACCGGATAAAGAGGGATCAGCATATGAAAGAGTTAAATCAGGAGGAGTGCTTGTTGCTGTTTGAGCAAAAATTGCAAGTGTCCTCGTGACATATCCAAAAGGTGCATATGTCAAAACTGTGTTTTTAAAATCTGTAAATACCAAATTCATGGCATACGGCGACCAGCCAAAAATCAAACCAATACAATCAGAAAAAACAAACGTTGAAAGTGAACACGCGGTAGAATTGAAGGGTTTTGTACGCGAGGTAGAGGAAGCAATCATTTCCGTTGTGGATGCCACATACACATCAAACGCGTTTAATTGCCCCACAACGAACGACGTTGTTGTAGAGGTAACCAAAATCGAATTATCGCCCAAAAGGCCAAATAACGAAGATACGTATCCCCAAATAGTAGTATTTGGCTTTCGTATTTCCCACTTGGCAGTATAACGACCCTCAATACCAAAAACAGTCGAAGAAGCGAGAACATGAAACGACGAGGATGGAATCTCTATATCAAAAATTGCTCCTACGTTCTCGCCAGCCAAATCAAAAATATCTGCAGCGTAGAAATCACCACCTTTTTTATTAAGAGAATACTGCACATGCAAATACTCGCCATCAGAGAATTGCTCACTTGGAACATATACCGTTGCAGACATATTATACGACCCTGCGAGTACCGTTGAATTATGCAAAGGATCAACAGCAACAATTCTCGTATCACCAGAAACATCAGGAGCAAGCATTGACTGCCATCCTGTTGTTACCATACTAGCCTCGTTGTGGTAGATACGCACATACCCCAAAATTGAGGACGTTGCATACGTCAAATCAGAATACAACGTGACAAAATACATTTGGTATGGAAGATACATACCAGTACCCCAATCACTCACATTTCGTGGAGTAGATGCACACGTACCATCATTGGAATCACCCGCAGAAACAACACCTACAGAACCGATAGATGTACCGATACGATATCCCATATCCGTACCAGAACCAGTCTCAAAACATTCAAAATATCCCGCATCGGTAATCGTTGACGGTAACTCTGTGTATGCAAAAGAAAAAGAGGGAAGAAAAAGGAAGGCAAAGAAAATTATAAGATTTTTTTTCATATTTTTTCTACCCCCCGCTGTTTTTTAAACAGCAGGGGGAGATAAAAACTAACGACGGTGCCAGCCCATTGACGTTGCATTTCGCCAATGAACACCACCACGGACACGACGATAGTAGCCGCGCTTGCGTCTTATACCAGACGCACCCCGCACTCTAAAATGCTGCCAGTACATATTAGTGACGGAAGAATCGGAAACCAGCCCACACGAGACCGATTACGATACCGATGCTCGCGAGTACAGCGAGGACGGGCAGCGTTGCCTGAATCAATGCAAGACCGTAACCAATGAGGACGAGAATCTGCGACCACACGAAATCGACAAGATTGCTCAAAGAAAACCCTGTGAGAGTTGAAAATTGAGCACTTGACGAAGAAATGGCTGCTTGAAGACCGTTCATATTTTCTTACGTTTTACGTACTGATAAAGACGACCACCCCTCAACCGAGAAACATTCTCGAAACTTGAAGGACAAAATAGAAGGACGCACCCCAGAACAACGCCCATATGATATTCAGAGGGGTTTCTTGATGGATGGTACCATTGTAAAAATCTGGTGAAGTTGTAGAAAGCTGTGGAGAAGATGTTGATACTGGCGGCTCACTACTTTCGATAATCGTAAACGATATTTGAGGACTGCGATCTGTGTAGTGTGTCCATGAACCACCATCGGTATATGCAAGATAGTCACCAGAGGTGAAAGCCCAATCATAGAAATTCGCGGACGTTGCCTCGCCGGTACGCCTCGCAACAAAATAATACGTAGAACCTTCAGAAACATTTACAGGTGTGGCATACGTTGCCTCTAACTCACCAGCAGACGACGGTGGATTTATTTCATCGGACGTGCCTAATTCTGAATTAGAAGGGTAACCTGATGAATCAGGGGAAATATCAATAACAACAGCGTCAGCAGGTGAATTATAATTATCCATTTTAACAGTGACGGACTCAATTGTTCCTGTGCATTCAGGTACGAATCTAGCAGCGACACGTGCACCACCACCCAAAAACATATTTGCATGACCGAAACCAGCAGTACCAGTAACATCACCGAGATTAGAATATGAGCAGTCAGCCAAAGCATACTGTGGTATAGAACCACAAGAGAAAAGAAAAATCAAGACAAAAAAATACTTTTTTTGGAGTTTACCGTTGCGAGATTTTGCGGAAAATTGACCTATCAACCAGCGTACAGGAATAACCAAAACACGAAAAAACATCCAAAGGAGAAACAAAATAAACGAGAAGAAGAAGAACACAACACCGATGAAGAAAAATAACTGTGTGAATATTGTCATATTCTAAAAACGAGACCACGAAAAAGCCATTGAGATAAATACAAGAGAGAGGAGAAAAATTTCAACACCACTTACAAGCATCCAATCATGATACGAAATCGGTACTGTGTTATATACAGACACGAAAGAAGTGCAAACACCACCGGAAAGAAAAACGCAAGTTGATGTTGATACAAGCATAATTCAGTGCGATTGGCGGATATCCTCAACGCTCTGGCGACGTTTTTATAGATATCCGCCAGCCGGACTTAATCCGGCTAACGGCTACTCGACGACACCTGAAACACGCAGACCTAAAACTTCTTTGCGACTCGAAAGCTCAAGAGTTATCTCGACCTCTTGAGTTTCCAATTCCTTGAACTGTGCAACCTGCTCTTCTGTGGATTTTGCTACAAAGACATCACCCTCAATCAGAAGGCGCAGTCGATGAGATACACCTGAATTGCCGTTAAAATTATACGGCTCAGAGATTGCTCTTGCTTTGGAGATGGTCAGCCTGTATCGCCGAGTTCGCTAATGGCAACGCTTACAGGTCGCGCCGCCGTTCGTGCGCAACTATCAAGTTTTATTGCCAATCCGCCAATTACTACTTTAAACCAAGTATGGACTTCATTTCCCAAAAACATTAATTTTCAAGTTAATGCACAAGTCGGGCAAATGTCACGCTCTGCCTGTGTTGTGTTTATTCAGCAAGAAACAGAAACACGTTTGGCGATTGGCGGCTCACATAGCGGCTGGAAACGTGTGGACTACACAGTTGTGCTTCAAGTGTTTCAACACTCCCTACACCGCGATTCAACGGCGGCGATGGACGATTTTGATACACTTATTGACGCCATAAAAGAACGGCTTCGTTCCGACCATAACTTCGGTGACACAAGTGGCACCTTAGTTTGGCAGGGTGCAGAGCCAATTATTGACGCCTTTTATGGTGAGCCAAGCACAAACAAAGAAGGGGCAACGGAAACGTTTGCTGAATTGCAGTTTGATGTTACGCAAATGATTCAAGCATAAGGAGATGCAATGAAATATATATATAACGGAACAGATGAACGTGTGTTTCCTTCGCTTGGACTTGTCGTAAAGCCCGGCGAGGAATTTGAAGCACCCGATAATTTTGTTGCCGCCAATGTTGTGCCTAGCGCAACAACAACAAAAATAGCCAAGCCATCAACAATGTCTGTTGCGACAGACTTACCGCAGGAGAGTGAATAAATGTCAGTTCAAAATTCCGTTCGTTCCTATATAGGAATTGCAAAAGAAGTAACAAAAGGCACAGTAGTTGCGCCAACAGATTTTATCCCAGTAGCAAAAGATTCACTAAAGCCAGTAGATATTGTGGACCCACTTTACGATACAGGCTTGCGTGGCTCTAACGTTGTTAATTATGCCTATATTCAAGGACGCACACGTTCTACATTTGATTTTGGCGGCGCTGTATTTGCCGACACTATCGGATATGGACTTGCTGGTCTTTTAGGTTCAGTTGCAACAACTGGTGCGTCAGCGCCATACACTCACACCATCAGTTTGCTAAACAGCCTAACAAGTGATGTAGATGTTCAGCCAATCTCTTACACACTCACCGACTTTTATGCCGTTGATGTGCGCTCATACCCTGGTTGCCAGTTCTCGGACTTCTCATTGAAGTTTAACGCGGACGGAATGTTGGAATACGATACAAAAACAACTGGTTGGGCTTCCAGCACAGTTGCTGACCCAACACCAACTTTCTCAACAGTATTGCCAACTCCTGTTTGGCGCGGCACAGTTTCAATTGGCGGTTCTGCCGTAGCAACTGCTATGGAAGGCTCAATTGAAATGACACGTGGCGTTACACCAATTTATGGAATTTCTAACACACAGAATCCATATCAGGTATTTCTTGGCGCACTTGAAGTTACAGGCAACATTAAGTTTGTAATGGAAAATGATTCACAGTTAATTAATTTCCTTAACAATACACAGCCAGCCATTGTTCTTAACTGGCAATACGGTTCAGGCGCAACTTTGGTTCAGATTCAAGCCACAATCTCTAAAGGCGCGTACACCGCCGCAGTTATCGAACGTGGAGATGATTTCGTGAGCGTTACAATCGAACTTAACGGTCAAGCAAACACAACTGACGCTGGTTCAACTGGCGGATTCGCACCTATCAAGTGGGTGCTAAAGAACGCAAAGCCTTCAGGAACTTACGCATAAGTTCTTGAAACAGTAGTACTCAGGGGTTGGTAGAGCAGAAGCCTTCCCTGCTCCCACCCCTGAGCACCTTTTTAAAGTATCATTGGAAGGCACGTAACCGATTGGAAGGAAAACAAAATGGCGGAAAAAGTAGTAACGCTTCCTAGTGGAGCAACTGTAACAATTCGTGACCCTAAGGAACTACGCGTAAAAGACCGTAAAAAGATTTACGCTAATGCGGCAAAGGCTGACGAAGGAATTATGCAAGCCCTATCTTTAACAGACGGACTTCTTGCGGTCTTAATTAAAGAGTGGTCATTTGATTTGATTATTCCGTCAATTCGAATTACTACCCTTGAAGAACTTGAAATGGCTGACTATGACTTCTTAACAGAAGAAACAAAGGACGCACAAAAGATTCTATTTCCAAATCTAAATAAGACGGACGAAACAGAAAAAGACCCTGAAAGCCCTTTCGACAACTCCAACGGTTAAAGTGGATACTTGAAGGTGGCGAGCGACACGAAGCCTTTTCGTATCCTGACGAAGAGTGGTACTACTACGTCTGTGCGGAAAGGTTTGGTTGGACACCTTCACAGGTAGATGAGCAACCTGCTCACTTACTGGATTGGTTAATTCATATTGCAGGAGTAGTGAGAGAAGTAGAAAATGATAGTCACAAATCTTAAACAGGTACGTCAAGCCGTAGAGAAGGCTGGCAAAAGCATAGATAAAAGT